CATTTTTTTAATAGCCTGATAAGTGTGTTCAACATGTTCCCAAGCATTTTTAAATGCTGGGTCAAAACCACCTATATCTTCTAACACAGGTCTATAATAATAAGAAAAGGCCCCAACACAATTTGGGTATAAAGCTATTGTAACACCGTTATTATTCTCATCACCGTTTTGGTAGGGTACTATCATTCTAGGGTTTGGTTCACCATCTAAATCTTTCCTATCTTCCAAATTTTTAAATCCTTGACTACCTTTTTTGTTGGCCGGACCGTGTAAACCAAAATTTAAATGTTTAATACCTGAGATAAGTGAATGTCTAATATATTCTTTAAAAACATTTTCATCTTTAATTAAAATGTCATCCTCCATTAGAAATATATGTTGGCAACCTTTTTCCATTAAAAAGTTAATAGCGGTTGTTTTAGCAATGCCAACAGACATATTAGTTTTATGTTGTATAATCTGTGCATGTTCAGGATAAGCGTCTTCAGGGTAAGGAGTTCCATCATTTACAATAACAAAATTTTTAATCCATTTCGGTACTGTAAAAGCACTTTGTCTTATTCTATGTTCTGCATTATAAGTTACCATACCCAAACCTATTGTTTCGGGGTCAAATTCTAACTTTTCTTCAAAAGTTTTGTTATTACTTAATCTAATAGGTAATTTATCTTTATACTTTTCTTCAAATTTAATTTTATTTTCTTCCCACTGTTGGTTAGTCATCCCTATAGATAAATGTGTAACCCTAATTTGAGTTGTCAAACCTATTTTTACACCATCTAAATAATTTGGGAAACAAAATGATATGTCATAAAAATGAAATCCGTCAAAAGATTCATCAAAAGTATGTTTAAGTTTTGTTTTATCTGCAGCAAAAAATAAACCATCTAATACTACCATTTCAGTAATTTTATTACCTTGGTCTTTTGAATAATAATTAGTCCATTTTTTACCTTCATGTTGGTGGGAAACAACTCCGTTCATAGATTCTTTTAATGTCCACCAACGACCATCAATTAAATCAGTTGTTCCGGCTATACCTAAAATACCGTATTCAGGATTTTTAATAAATAACTTTTGTAATTTAGAACCCCAATTGTTAGTGTCAAAAATAAGGTCATCATGACAAAATACTACTATATTATTTTTAGACAACTCTAAACCTTTATTGTAAGCTTGGGTTAATGACATTTTACCGTCATTAACTATTTGAATTACATCAATATTTTTAATCCCACTACTTTTTTTAATCAGTTCAATGTACTCAGGATTATCTTTTCTAGTTGAGAAGACTACACTAATCATTTTTATTGTTTTTCAATTTCAATTATATTAATCGGTTCTTCACAATAAACAGAAAGATGACAAGAAGCTTTGATAGCTTCTTTAACAGAATTACCTAAATATAAAGCTGATAAAGCGAAATCCATCCCAGCTCCAATAGCTGTATAATCAGTAACTTCTTTAACATAAAATCCCTCAATACTAAAAACCTTCTTATCAAAAACTAATATATAGTTATTACCAATATTAGATTCATCAGTTTTAACTTTTAACCAATCTTGAAAATCTGACATAAAGTCAACAATTGATTCTACATCTGCGGCTCTAGGTTTTCTAGTTCTACAAAAAACTCTAAATAAGGCTCCTTCTTGAGCTAAACCAACAGAACCAATAATCATACCATTAACTTCCTCAAGTTTGGCTAATTTATCTTTTTCTTGTGTCCACCCAAAAGCTATAATACTATCGGAACCAATTGTTATTTTTTTATTTGTGACTTTTACTGCTACTACTGACATTTTTTAAGCTTTTGTTTTTATATTATAAATCCCCTGAATTAAAGATGTATTATCGGTATTTGATGTCGTATACCATACTTGTGGGTATGTCGGTGGGTATGGACTTGTATAAGGGTTAGGAATAGGGTCAATAGGTGTAAAAGGATTTATTGGTGTAGTGTTTGGTGTAATTGTTATGGGATTAGTCCATTCTTTAATTTTTTCCACCTTTAAAGTAAATTCTCTCCATAAACCACCAGGTAATATAGAATTGATTTCTTCATAGAAATCATGAAGATTAACATCTTCTTCTATTGTAATGGTTTTATTAATTGTGTCTAATTGTATTTTCATTTTTATTTATTAATTACATAAAATATAATTGTAACATATTTATTAGTAAACCACATCGTGGTCTAAATATTAATAATATGGTTATTTACAAAACAACAAATTTAATAAACGGAAAATTTTATATAGGACAAGATAGTATAAATAACCCAAATTACTATGGTTCTGGTGTTTTACTTGAAAAGGCTATAAAAAAATATGGTAAAAATAATTTTATTAAAGAAATTATAGAATACTGTAATAGTAAAAATGAATTAGATGAAAAGGAAATTTATTATATTAAAAAATATGATTCAATTAATAAAGGTTATAATTTGTCAATTGGTGGTAATGGCGGACCAAATTTCTTAGGTAGATCACATAGTGAAGAGACTAAACAAAAAATGAAACTCTCTTGGGATGATAAAAAGAGGGATCCAAATTTTTTACATAATATGACAGGTTTTAAACATAGTGAAGAGACTAAAAAAAAGTATTCAGAAACTAGAAAAGGTAAATTATGTGGACCTGAAAATCCTATGTATGGAAAAACACACACTAAAGAAGCTAGATTAAAAATGTCTCACCCTAAATTTGGACCTGAAAATCCTATGTATGGAAAAAAACATACTGAAGAGGCTAAACAAAAAATAAAAGATAGTAGAAAAAACCCAATAAACAGTAAAAAAGTTAATATTGACAATGTTGTATATAACTCTATTATGGAAGCCTCTAGGATCTTAGGTGTGTCTACGTATTTAATCACATCTAGGTGTAAAAATAATAAATTTGGGTGGTTTTTTATTTAATACCACTATGGCCAAAACCGTTAACACCTCTATCAGTTTCTTTAGATATTTCACTAACCTCTATTAAATCTATAATAGTATCAGTGGTAGATACCCTAATGAGGCCTTGTGCTATTCTATCACCCGGATTTATAATGAAATCCTCCTGTCCCAAATTAATTAAAATAATCCCAATTTCACCCCTAAAATTCAAATCTATTGTTCCTGGTGTGTTTAATACAATAATACCGTGTTTGAGTGACATGCCACTACGTGAACGTATCTCCATATCATACCCAAATGGTAATTCAAAATATAACCCAGTACCAATCAGTTTCCTTTCCATTGGTTTTAGTGTTACAGGTTCTATTAGGTTAGCTCTTAAATCAAAACCTGAATCACCTTCTTTAGCGTAGACAGGATTTTCATTATCCGATTTATTAATATATTTAATTTTAATTTTAAAATCTTCAGGGTTAGAAACGGTTAAAACATTTTCAAACTCTTTTAAAGTGTTATCTAATTGGTTTGAAGTTTCTTCGTCAAGTATTCCTAAAGATTGAAGATGTTTTAATTCTTCAATATGTTTTTTTATACCTTCATCCATTATTTAAGGTTGTTTAATTTTGTAATTATATCTACAAGAGCTTTTACATCCTTTTCACAATATTCTTTAATTTGTTCATGTTTTCCTTCCCAATAATTATTGGTTACATTATCCCCTTTAACATCACCGTTTTTTGGTGAGTCTACATTCAAAGAAGAACATATTAAATCGAAAGAACCTAGGGACCAATTATTACCAAATTGCCATACTTCTTTAGTATCCACAACTTTTAAATCCCATGGTTTAGAGTCGTGAGTTGGAAATAACTTAGGTGGTTTCATTCCATTAATAAAATATCTTTTACCTAAAAATGGAATATCAAAGAGTTTAATACTTTGACCACAAAGTTCAAATCCAAGAGGTTCAATCTTATCAAATATTTTTCTAACTTCAGTTAAAATATGTAACTCATCTTCACCATAAAAAGATTCAAATCTAACTTCCCCTGTTTTAGTTACAAATGCCATAGAAACACAAGCAACTTTACCAAATTCAGGGAAGAAAGCTGCTGTTTGTCTATATACTTCTTGGTGTATCTCGCCTTCAGTCATTAAATCTGAATCTATTTTAGATTCATCTGTAACTTTCTTTCTAAAAGTATCATAATAAGATTCCCACATTTTTAATTTATCTTCAGGCATGTCATATAAATCCTTATACTGACTTACCGATTCAATATCAAAAAATAATAATTTATCTATCTTAAATTCCATTTACTTCTTTAATTACTTGTTTTTTTCTATAATAACCCATCCTTTGTTTTTACCATATGATTTCAAAGTCTCTACACTAACATTTAATGAGTTTTCTTTTACATAATCTTTAAATGAATTATAACCTAAAAATTCCATTAAGTCATTATTTGGTGTTTTAATTATCCATTTAATTTTTTGTTTTTCTGATATTTTATTTTTAGCATTTTCCGTATGTTTATATTTTTTATTCTTTTCTGATAAAATTTTTTTAGATTTTTCGGTATGAGATTTACCCTTCATCCATGGTGTTTGACCTTTTTTAGATTCACTAATTTTATTTTTAGTTTCTTGTGATAGTTTCCTACCTTTTACAGAGTGTGGTTTACCTTTATTAGCTTCACTGATTTTTTTCTTAGTTTCTTCAGATAAAGGGTTTAATTTTCTATTTTTTAATTTTTTACTAATTTTTTTCTTAATTTCTTCTGAAATTATAACAATTTTACCTTTATTAGATTTACTAATTTTTTTCTTAGTTTCTTCTGAATGTTTTTTTCCTAACATAGGTGAACCACCATCACCACCGTTAGATATGTTATACCCTATTTTAGGGTTTTGTGAGTTAAGTTTTTCTATCCAAAATATTTCACGTTCATTTAATTTTTTACGTGTATCACATTGCTCAATTATTTCTTTTTTAAAATTTTCTATACCATATTTTTTTAT